GCCAAGTAGAGCCACTTCCGCAAGCCGGTGGAGGTCTTGGCCTGCCCGGAGAGGTAGTTTTTAACATCTTCCATAGCATGCTTGCCGATGATGGGGAGGGCCTGTTCTGCTACGTTCAGCCAGCCGGCTTTATCGTCGTCCGGCAGGTCGGCGTATTTCACCATCGGCTGGTGCTTGTAGCGGTCCTTGCCGTCGGCATAGGCGTTATACATATCCTCGGCAATTTCCAAGGCGTGATTGCATTTATTACTAGTAGTCATATGATTATGGTTGTTATTGATTGGGGGTAGTGAAGTGTTTGAAAAAGTCCACGGCGGCGGGGGCGGTAATGATGAACTCCGGGTAATCGCGGTCCGTAAAAATCCTGCGCCCCCCGTGGGGATTAACGGCCTCCACGGCCAGATACACCGCCTCCACTCCCACAATGGGGTCATCCTCATTGGCAGGATCCGGGTAATACCAATCCTGTGTTGCCCACACCTGGACGGCCTGCCAATCCTCACCCAATCCCACCAGCGCAGCAACTACGGCGGCCATGGCCGGGGTCTGCTCCTCTGGTACATCATTCTGTTGATAGCGGTCTATGCGGGTGTACCCTTCCTCGTCCGGGTAAATGGCCGTCAGGGTGAATTCCTGCCAGTTACCAGGCTGCGGAAACTGAATCTGTATCTCTGCGTTATTCATGATTAGAGAGGTATGTTAATATCTTCAAAATCAGCGGTTTCCTCGGTTTCAATGGCATTGACGGCCATTGCTTCCAATGCGGCGTACATTGGATTGATCAATCCATTGGCATAAAGGTAGCGATTGCCTGCTCCCGTGCGAACCGAGGATGTCCAGGAATTGGGATTTTCTACATCCGCCACCAACGTGCTGAACCCCATGCCGTCTTCGAATCCTGAAACACCTCTGAGGGCGGCTATTTTGAACAAGGTGTTTGTCTGACCTCCCCCCAGCTCAATATAAAGTGACGCTTTCCCCTCGTATGACGACATGCTTGAAAGCCCCTCCTGCATGAAAATGAGCCTGTTGAGGCAGGCGGGAAATGGGTGGTTTTGAGTTGCGGGAATAAAACTTTCCGTAGTTTTCACC